GCCCCACCGCCCCCGCCGCCCGCCGAAGTGGTCATGCGCGACGCCGAGGAACTCGGCGACGTGAACTTCGCGACCGCCGCCTTCTAGACGGGAGACTCCCCATGTCCTGGCTCACTCGCATCGCCGACCGGATCTTCGGGGCGGCGGCTCCGGCTGTCGCCTCGTCCGAACTCGGCTACCAGACGGGCGGCCTGCTCTCGTGGACGACGCTCGTCGAGGAGTCGGGGGAGTCGAACCCGGACCTCTACTGGCCCGAGTCTCTCGAGGTCTACGACCGGATGCGGTCGGAGGACTCGCAGGTCGGCTCGGTGCTCCGCGCTGTGGTGCTTCCGATCATGCGCGCCGACTGGATGATCGATCCCGCCGGCGCACGCGACGAGGTGATCCAGCACGTCGCGACCGACCTCGGACTGCCCGTGAAGGGGAAGCCGGTCGAAGCGCCGATCCGCACCAAGGGCCGGTTCTCCTGGGTCGAGCACCTGCGCCTCGCGTTGCTCGAGCTTCCCCACGGGCACTCGTACTTCGAGCAGGTCTACTACCTCGACGCGTTCGGGCGGGCGCACATCCGTAAGCTCGCCTGGCGTCCGCCGCGCACGATCAAGGACATCAAGGTCGCCGCGGACGGCGGCCTCGTCGCGATCGTGCAGCACGGCGTCGGATCGTCCAAGGGCGCGGTGACGATCCCGGTCGACAGGCTCGTCGCGTACGTCAACGAGCGCGAGGGCGCGAACTGGCTCGGGCGCTCGCTGCTCCGCACGGCCTACAAGAACTGGCTCCTCAAGGATCGCCTTCTGCGCATCCAGGCGCTCAGCGCCGAACGCAACGGCCTCGGCGTCCCCGTCTACACCGGAGCCGAGGCACCCGCGACCGCGAGCGTCGAAGACCGTGAGCGGTGGAACAAGGCCGAGCGTGAGGGCGGCCTGAAGATCGCGAAGAACTTCCGGGCCGGCGAGAGTGCCGGAGCGTCCCTCCCTGCCGGCGCGAAGATGGAGCTCCTCGGAGTCAGCGGAAAGACGCCCGACACCGACCCGATGATCCGCTACCACGACGAGCAGATCGCCCGCGCCGTGCTGGCCCACTTCCTCAACCTCGGCACCGAGACGGGATCGTGGGCGCTCGGCTCCACGTTCGCGAACTTCTTCACGGACTCCCTCAACGCCGTCGCGCAGCAGATCGCCGACGTCGCACAGCAGCACATCATCGAGGATCTCGTCGACCTGAACTGGGGACCGAACGAACCCGCGCCCCGGATCATCCCGGCGAAGATCGGGTCGGAGCACCCGGCGACCGCCGAGGCGATCAAGCTGCTCGTCGAGGCCGGCGTGCTCGAGCCGGACGGGACGCTCAAGTCGCACGTCCGCACTCTCTACGGCCTGCCCGTCGCCGACACGACCAACGCCGACGAGGCGGCCGACGGCACAACGCAGAGCGACGCCGACCTCAAGGCGACGCCCGGCACCACACAGGAGGACACATGACCAAGCGGAACCCGAACCGGTACTGGGGGAGCGCCACGCCTCCGAAGTCCAAGGCCGAGTTCTTCGACGCGATCACCATGCCCGCGGCCGGAGACGACGGCACCGTCGCGACGATTCGCATGTACGGGCCGATCGACAGCTACGGCGGATGGTGGGGCATCAGCGCCGGCGACGTCAGCGACGTCCTCGACAACCTGCCCGACTCCGTCACGCAGATCATCCTGCGCATCAACAGCCCCGGCGGCGAGGTGTGGGAGGCGATGTCGATCCTCAACATGTTCCGTGCCCACACCGCCTCGGTCACCGCGGTCGTCGACGGCATCGCGGCATCCGCCGGGTCGTTCCTCGCCGTCGGATGCGACGAGACGGTCATGTCGCCCGGGTCACAGATGATGATCCACTCGCCGCTGACGTGGGACTACGGGAACGCCGCAGACCTGCGCAAGACCGCCGAGGTGCTCGACAGCGTCGAGGAATCGATCATCACGATCTACCGCGACAAGGCCGGCGAGTCTGCCTGGGGCGAGCTGCTCGCCGCCGAGACCTGGTACACGGCGCAGGAGGCCGTCGCCGCCGGTCTCGCCGACCGGGTCGCCGTCGTCAAGGACGCCGGCGAGACGCTCACCCCGGGCGCGGAGGAGCCGGATCTCGTTCTCGTCCCCGCCGAGGGCGACGAGGTTGACGACATCTTCGAAGCCGCCCGCGCCCGCCTCGGCTGGCACCCCACCGGCGCGGCCGCGCCCACCAAGCTCCCGAGCTCGACCGAGCCGGGTACCACCAGAGAAACGGAGACGCTCGACATGAGTGACACCTTCCTGGCCTATGTCCGTGATCGGCTCGGCGTGCCCGAGGCCGAGGCATCCGAAGAGACGGTCAAGGCCGCTCTCGACGAGGTGCTCACGGAGCAGGCCGACGCCCCCGTCCACAACGTCGTGCCCGCAGGCGCGGTCGTGATGGACGCCGCCCAGCACAAGAAGCTCGTCGATGACGCCGCCGCCGGCCGCGCCGCCCGCGAGCAGCAGATCAGCGACCGCCGCGACGGCATCGTCAAGGCGGCCCTCGATTCCGGCCGCATCGCCCCGTCGTCCGCCGACGGCTGGCGCGCGCAGCTGGAAAACGACGAGGACGGCATCTCCAAGCTGCTCGACTCGTTCCCCGCGAACACCATCCCCGTCGAGGAGATCGGACACGGCGAGGTGCACGCCACCGCGGACGACTCCAACTACTCGGCCATTTACGGCCAGAAGGGAGCCTGATCATGAGCGACCACCTGCTCACGTTCAAGCCCGGACTCGCGGTGACCTTCACCGCAACCACCGCCATCACCGGCGGCCAGGTCGTCGAGGTCACCGGCAACCGCTCGGTCGGCGTCGCCGGCGCCGCCTCGACGAAGGCGATCGGCACCGCGGGGCACGACGCCGCGATCGGCGACCCGGTCGTCGTCCACCTCGCCGGCCCTGTCGACACGGTGACCGCCGCCGCGGCCATCACCGCCGGCGCGTCCGTCGAGGCCGCAGCCGCGGGCAAGGCGCAGACCGCGAACACCGGTCGCGTGCTCGGCGTCGCACTCACCGCGGCGACCGCCGCGAACCAGACCATCCAGGTTCTTCGGGCCTGAGACAAGGAGATCGCACATCATGATCAACTACCCGATCCCCGGGTCCACGCTCGCAGCCAACGTCTCGACCGCTCAGGCGCTCGCGTTCCTGAAGTCGCCGACCCAGATCGCCCGCCGCTTCGACGAGATCCTCGCCGATCACAACTTCCTCTCGCACTACCTGCTCCGCGGGAAGTACAAGATGCAGGGCGGCGCGGTGTCCTACACGCCCGACGAGGCCACCTCCTCGGGTGCCACCGCCGAGACCATCGCCCCCGGCGGCGAGTACCCGCTCACCGCGCTCCCGGCGGATGCGGCGCTCCTGGTCGCCGCGATCAAGAAGGGTCTCGGCTCGGAGATCGCGGACGAGACCGTCGGCCGCCTTCAGATGGACCCGATCGAGCGCGCGATCCAGCTGCTCGCCAACGACCTCGTGTCGCAGTTCGACGCGGCGTCGCTGTCCCTCATCCTCTCGGCGGTCAGCCAGACCGTCGGCGGAGGCGCGTGGACGGCGGCGAACACCATCGTCGCCAACGTCGAGGTCGGCAAGGCGCAGATCAAGGGCGCGCACCGCGGCTATCGTGCGACGAGCATGGTGCTCACTGACCTTCAGTGGGCAGCTGTCGCACCGATCCTCCTGCCGCTGCTGCCGCGCGAGGCCGGGAACCCGATCCTCGCAGGCGCGTTCCCGAACATCCTCGGTCTCGACTGGGTGACCTCCTCCGACCTCCCGGGCGGATGGCAGCCGCTCATCGTCGACGCCGACCACCTCGGCGGCATCGGTCACGAGGACATCCCCTCGGAGGAGTACGTCGCCCTGGCGACGATCAACTCCCAGAACAAGTCGAACGTCGAGGTCGCTCGCTTCCGCGAGAAGAACGACTCCACGCGCATCCAGGTCCGCAAGGCCGATGTGCCGATCGTGACCAACCCGCTCGCCGCGGCGAAGATCACGGGAACGGGGCTCTGATGACGCACATCGTCACCGCGCCCGCGATCCAGGTGATCGCCGGCGTCCGCGCCCACTTCCTCGAGACCGGCGCCATCCTCCCGGACGGCGTCGCCGAGGAGACCCTCGAGTGGCTCGTCGACGAGGGACTCATCGAGTCCGTCGCCGACGCGTCCGACACCACCGCCGACGCAGATGCCGCGGCCAAGGCCGACGCCGACGCGAAGGCCAAGGCTGACGCGGAAGCGAAGGCGAAGGCCGACGCCGACGCGAAGGCCAAGGCTGACGCGGAAGCGAAGGCGAAGGCTGACGCCGACGCGAAGGCCAAGGCTGACGCGGAAGCGAAGGCGAAGGCTGACGCCGACGCGAAGGCCAAGGCTGACGCGGAAGCGAAGGCGAAGGCCGAGGCGGCCGCCAAGGCGCAGAAGTAACCGAACAGGGGGCGATGAACCATGCCGATCACACCGAACGATCTCGGCGGCGACGAGGACACCGCACGACGGGTTCTCGTCCTGGCACGGGACATCGCCCCCTGTATCGACTCCTTCTCCGACGACTCGGAGCAGAAGAAGGACGCCATCGCCGTCCTCAAGGGGGTGCTCGGCGAGCTTCCCGCCACCGGCTCCCGGCGCACTCTCGCGATGAGCCGCAACGGGTCATCGATCACGCTCGCCCAGATCAAGTCCGCATTCGACGACGACGCCCGCTCAAGCCTCCGCTCCCTGTGCTCGGCGAGCGGCGACGTCGCACCGGGTGCGCCGCTCGGCAGCTTCCCGACCGATCGCCCGTTCGCGCGCGTCTGGCCCGAACGGGACTACGCGTGAACGGCGGCTGGGGCGACCACTTCTGGTTCCCGCACACGGTCACCGCGCGCGCCTTCCAGGGCACCGGGGGGCGAGGAAAGCAGTATGCCGACTCCGTCGAACTCGCCGCCGAGGTGCTCGACAAGACCGAACGCATCCGCGACGCACAGGGCGTCGAGACGGTCTCCTCCTCGCGCGTCACAGTCTCCATCAGCGCCGACGTCCCGGTCGGCTCTCTCGTGACCGTGCGACCCGGACGCCCGAACGCCCGAGCATCCGAGGTGCTGAAGGCGGAGATCGTCGAGGACGACCCGCCGCTCCCGTCGCACATCGTGCTCTGGCTGAAGTAGGAGGTCTCCGCGATGGCCGAGATCAAGCCGATCCTCTCGCCCGTCGAGAAGGCCGCGCAGGATGCGATGAAGCAGACCGCGCGCAAGGTTCTCAAAAGGTCGAACGAGCTCGCGCCCCGCGACGACGGCGACCTCATCAAGTCCGGGAAGGTCGTCGTCGACGACCTCAGCGTCACAATCCGCTACACCGCCCCGCATGCCGTGTTCCAGCACGAGCACCTCGACTGGGTGCACGCCGACGGCGGTGGGGCGAAGTTCCTCGAGACGGCCTCCGACGAGATCGACATCGCCGCCGAGGTCGCAAAGGTCGTGAGGGAGGCGCTCGGGTGAAGGACTCCGAACTCAAGACGCGCCTGTGCGAGATCCTCGGCGCGATCGACGACTTCGCCTGGAACCCCACGACCCCGTATACCGGCGCTGAGGTCGCCGTGTTCTTCGGCGCGATCGACGATGCACCCGACCGTGCTGTCGGTGTCCGCCTCTACGGAGGCAGCGACGACGACGACCTCAAGGCGCGCAAGGCGCAGATCTGGGTGCGCGGTGCCCGCGGTGTTCGCGGCTCGGCGGACGACATCGCGGATGCCGTGTTCACCCGCTTCGACAAGCTCTCCCGCGAGGGAGGGATTCTCGGCATCCGCCGCGAATCCATGTCGGACCAGGGAGCCGACGACTCCGACCGCGACCTGCGGGCGGAGAACTACACGATCACTCTCGACAATGAGGAGGCTCTGCAATGAGCATCAATCCCCTTCCCGCCGGCACGTCGCTCGGTCAGAGCTTCGAATACGGCTTCGACATCAACCTCGGCACGTTCGGCTCGCCGATCTGGCAGGAGGTCCGGCGCATGTCGGGCTGGGCGCCGACCTTCCCCAAGGTCACCCAGGACACGGCCACGTACGACGACCAGGGTGCGCCGAACGAGGACGTCTCCGGGCGCGGCTTCGCAGGTGCGTTCACGGTGCAGGCGAACCGCTCCCAGACCACGGGCCTGTATCTGCCCGAGGTCGAGGCGCTCGTCAACGCGTCGCGCCGTGACCGCGAGCAGGCCGTCATCGACGGCCGGTTCTACCACAAGCCCAAGTCCGGCGCACCGCACCCGACGGATGCAGGCCGCGTGCTGGCGACCGTCGAGCTCTCCCGCCAGAACACGGGCAACGCGGAGATCGACGTCTTCGCGGTCAGCCTCGCAGGCAAGGGCGCGTACACGCCGATCGCGAACCCGTACGTCGGCGGCGCGACCATCCCGCCCGCGATCTCGGCGATCAGCCCCTCGGGTCAGGTGGCGACGAAGCTGATCACGATCACCGGTGCAGGCTTCCTCGGCGCGACCGATGTGAAGTTCGGTGCTACCAGCGCGACGGCGTTCACCGTCATCTCCGAAGCGACCATCGTTGCCACCGTACCGACGGGTTCCGCCGGTTCGGTGAACGTCACCGTCGTCACACCGGTCGGCACCTCGCCGGCGTTCGCGTACACGCGCGGCGCCTGACCCGTCCCGCAGGCCCGGACGCTCTCACGCGCCCGGGCCTGTGGTCCACACATCCACCGTCGACGAGAGGGCACCGATCATGGCCACCGCATCCGACTTCGCCGACTGGGCGATCCCCCCGCTGACCCTCCCGCCGCTTCCCACCCGCAACGGGGAACCGCGCGTCTTCGTCGTGCAGCCGCCGAGCGTCGGCGACGCGACCAAGCTGCTCGCCTGCGCGGTGCGCGGCGAAGTGAACCTCGGCATCGTCGACGGGCCGATCCCCGCCGGTGTGCAGGAGGTACTCGACACGATCACGACCGACGAGCACCCCGCACTCGGCTCGACTTATCAGGAGATGGTCGACGCCGGCGTACACCCCGAGACCATCGGACGCGCCGCCTATTACAGCGTCTTCTACTGGACCCGCGGCCGGGACTACGCCGACGGTCTCGCCCTGCTGCTGTGGGGACGCGAGCAGCCCGACGCCGAGGAGGCGGAGGGACCGGCCCCAAAAGCCTAGAGACGGCCGAGGACTGGGCACCCTACGGCATCGGCGAACCCAACGAGGACGGCTGGTATCCGCGATACCGGCAGGTTCCCGAGGAGCTCAAGCCGCACGCCGTCACCCCGGTCGTCTCTGGCCCGAAGCTCGACACATCCTGGCTCGCCATCGTGTCGAACTGGCGCATCGTCGTCGCCGAACTCATGGAGCGCGGCGTCGACATCTACGACGCCAAGACGCGCGCCCGCCCGTGGATGGGCGTGCGCGCTCTGATCTTCTCGCTGATCGACTCCGACACCCGGCTCCGCGCCGCACTGCGAAGGGATACCGATGGCGAAGCACGTAGTCGCTGACCTCGAGGTTCTGTTCACCGCGAACACGCAGGATGTGGACAAGGCCGAGAAGCAGGTCATCGCGGTCGGCAAGAAGATCGAGTCCAACCCGGTCAAGGTCAAGGGTGACCCGAAGCCGGTGCTCGACGACATGGACCGTGTCGAGAGGGCGGCCAAGAAGCTTGTCTCCGAGCGCGCCGTCGTCAAGCTCGACGCCGACATCACTCGCGCCGAGAGCGGCATCGAGCGCACGAAGAACCGCCTCGAGGATCTCCGAATCCGCGCTGAGGGTGGCCTCGATGTCACGGCCGACGTGCGCCGCGCCGAGGCGTCCCTGCAGCGCTTCGAACGCCAGTTGGACGGGCTGAAGCAGGCACGCAGCAAGGTCGACATCGAGGTCAACGAAGCACCCGCCGAGGCCGGCCTGAAGCGCTTCCTCTCCCTGTTCAAGAAGAAGACCGAAGAGACCGGCTCCGAGGGCGGACGATCGCTCTCCCAGGGACTCGACGCCGCGACCCGTGGCGCGGGCGAGAAGGTTGGCGCGGTCGTCGGCGGCGAGATCGAGTCGACTCTCGTCGACGCACTCTCCGCGATCCCGATCGCCGGCGGAATCATCCTCGCAGGCGTCGCCATCGGCAAGGCCATCAAGGGCGCAATCGACGACGGCCTCGCCGTCGAGAAGCGCACCGACAACCTGCAGGCGCTCACCGGAATCAGCGAGGCCGACGCGCTCCGCATCAGCCGCGCCGCCGGCGAGGCGTACGCGAACAACTTCGGCGAGTCGATCGAATCCAACATGGACGCGACCCGTCTCGCACTGCAGTTCCGCATCCTCGACCCGTCCGCCACGACCCGCGACGCGCAACTCGTCGTGCAGGGACTCGCCGGGATCTCCGACGTCCTCGAGGAAGATGTCCGCCCCACCGCGCAGGCCGTCGCCCAGCTGCTCAGCACCGGACTCGCGAAGAACGCACAGCACGCGTACGACCTCATCGCCACAGGTGCTCGCAACGGGCTGAACCGGAACGAGGATCTCCTCGACACCCTCACCGAGTACCCGGCGCTGTTCCAGCGACTCGGTCTCTCCGGCGAGGAAGCCCTCGGCCTCATCAACCAGGGCATGCGCGCCGGCGCGCGTAACTCCGACCTCGCCGCCGACGCGCTGAAGGAGTTCCAGATCCGCGCGACCGACGCCTCGGTCGCCTCCGCGACGGGCTTCGAGCAGCTGGGTTTGAACGCCGAGGAGATGACAGCGAAGATCGCCCGCGGGGGACAGGAAGCCCGCGACGGTCTCGATCTCGTGCTAGACCGACTGCGGGAGACCGAAGACCCCGTGCTCCGCAACGCCGCAGCCGTCGCGCTGTTCGGCACTCAGGCGGAGGACCTCGGGGAAGCGCTGTTCTCAATGGATCTCTCCACCGCTGTCGAGCAGCTGGGCGGCGTGACCGGGGCGGCACAGAAGATGTTCGACACGCTGGCGGGCAACGACGCGTCCAAGATCGAGCAGGCGCAGCGCAACATCGAGGTCGCGGCTGACGGCATCAAGGGTGCCCTTGCGGGGGCATTCGCGGAGCCGCTCGGCGACTTCGCCGACTGGGTCTCCCAGAACCGCGGCCCCGTGCTGCAGTTCTTCTCGGACCTCGTGAACGGCGCGATCGACTTCGGCATCACGGCGACGGAGTCCTTCGGCTCCTTCGTCTCCGGTCCTCTTGCCGACATAGTCGAGGGACTCAAGCACATCATCAAGGTCATGAACCCGTTCGCCGACACGTCGGATCTCGAGGGGTTCATCAATGGGATGCGCGATTTCGAGGGAACCACGGACGACGTCGCCGACAAGCTCGAGGGAATGCGGGACAAGTTCAACGGTTTCGCCGAGGGACAGATCGCGCTCGGCTACGTCAACGATGCGGCCTTACGCACGGCAGACGCCGTGTCGAAGGTGGGGTTCGCGGCCGACACAGGGGCGGCGCTGCTGAGCGAATTCAGCACGCAGCAGGATGGGAGCGTTCGCGCGAGCGGCGACCTGCAACGGCAACTCGAGGCATCAGCGCAGGCGCTCCGCGACGAGTACGACGCGGCGACCGAGGCGGGAGAGTCTCAGGAAAACCTTCGCGGTCGCTACGACGCCACTGTCACCGCACTCATGGGGCAGCTGACCGCGATGGGACTCACGCAGGAGCAGGCTCAGGCGCTCATCGACACCGTCCTGCAGACGCCCGAGGAAGCATCGACGTATTACGCGTCGAATGCGGAGAGCGAGCAGCAGAAGATCGAGAACCTCGCGAACCGGATCGTCACGCTCCCCGATGGGAGCACGGTGATCTACGCCGACGCGACGCCCGCGACGTGGACGGTCGACAAGCTGATCGAGACCAGCAGCGGCAAGAAGATCACCCTCAAGGTGTTCGCTGACGGGTCCGGATTCAAGCTCCCCGGCGGCCAGGTGGTCACGGCACAGGCCCGCGGAAGCGTGCTCGAGTTCATGGCAGACGGCGGCCTGCCCGGGCTGACGCCGATGTCGTCGCTCGCGCAGATGGTCCCCGCGAGCACCTGGCGTGTGGTCGGCGACCGGTCGGATGTGCCCGAACTCTTTGCCCCGCTCGACGGCTCTGCGCGATCCTGGGCGCTCCTGTTGGAGGGTCTGCGGAGGATGCCGGGATCGCCCTTCGGATCGAGCAGCACGCCCGACTCGACAGGCGGTGGCGGCGGTCAGTCGATCGTCGTGAACCAGGACGTCACCATTCAGCACCCGGACGCCACGCTCGCCGCGCGGCAACTGGGGCGCGGCATTACGGAGGCGGTGCGCTCGATATGAGCAAGATCATCCTTCGGGCGGGTGCGCGGGAACTGCCGTTCCTGGGTGCCCGCCCCTGGCCCACACCGCCCGAGGGCGTGTGGGAGTTCAGCGACCTCGCCGGATGGCGAGGGCTCACCGACGACAAGATCCCCTCCACCGAGCGAGCGCAGGAGCACGGCGCGTTCGAGCCCGAGCGGTCGCTCCGCACGCAACGCGCGATCTCTTTCATCGCGAGAGCGGTTGCCCAGACGCAGGACACCGCCGAGGACTTCGTCGACGAGCTCTCCTCGATCGGCGCGGAGGCACCGATCGAGATGATCGTCGAGACAGACTCCGGACGCAGAAGCTCCCGCCGGGTGCGGGTGGCCGCGGCGACGCCGCAGGATCGCCGGAACCGGACGCTCGCGACTGTGGCGATCGACCTGATCGCCGCGGACCCTCGCCGTTACGGCCTGTCTGAGGATGTGCCGTGGGTGGAGACCGACCCGCCGACATCCGGGACCGGGCGCGTGTGGCCGGCGGTCTGGCCCCTCGTCTGGCCGGGGAGTGGTTCGGACGGCCGGATTACGCTGACGAACACGGGCAAAGCACCGTCGGCACCGGAGTTCCAAGCCGTTGGCGGGTTCGGTACCGCGCTCATCACCTGCGTGGAGACGGGCGCCCGGATCGGGCTGGACCGTCTCGTTCCTGATGGGTCCGTCGCGGTGATCGACACGACGGAGAACTCCGCGAGTATCGACGGCCAGTCGGATATCTCACGGTGGCTGCGCTGGCGCGAGTGGGAGCTCGTACCGGCGGGGGAGTCTCGGACGTATCAGTTCGACGTAACCGATGCTGTCGGCTCCCCGAAGCTGAGAGGACGGGTGCGGCCAGGATGGTGGTGAAAGCGTACGTCTTTGAGACTCGTGGCGGAGCGTTGCTCGGCGAGGTCAAGCCCTCGGATGTGACGTGGTCAGAGAACGCGAACCAGTCCGAGACGGTGACGCCCACGTTCGATCTGAACTCGAAGACCGAAGGTGGGCGAGACTGGCGAAACCTCGGCGCCGCCTGGAAGCACTCGATCGCCCTCGAGGTGAACGGTCGCCTTCTCGGTGGGCCGATCATGCCGCACGACTTCGACGACGACAAGGGCACCCTGCGTGTCGTCGCCCGCGGCGGCCGCATCCTGTTCACGCGCCGATCCGTGCTCCCGCCTGAGGCGCTCACTCAGCCGCTGACCCTGCCGAACGGGGAACTCGACACGTCGCTCGACTCGACCTGGTCGGGGTACGACCTCGGCACGATCGCGAAGAAGATCGGCGTGCAGGCGTGCTTGTGGCCAGGTGCTTCGGATCTCCCGATCATCTGGCCGGAGGATCGCGCGGGGACGCACACGAGGACGTACCCCGCGATCGATCGCAAGAACGTCGACGCAGCATGGACGGATCTGTCGAAGGCGGAGAATGGGCCGGACATCCGTCTCGGCTTGGAATGGGACGGCGACAACCGGTTCCGCTGGCGGTTCCAGACCGGCACGCAGGAGCAGCCGCGACTGCAGGGGCGAGACGTGTTCACCTGGGAACTCCGTCAGGGGTCGGCGGTGAAGGTGCAGACGAACCCCGCTCTCATGGGCTCGCTCGCCTGGGGGCAGGGCGGCCGCTCGAACGACACCGCACTCGTACGCTCGCTCTACGATCCCGTGCTCATCGATCACGGCTATCCGCTCCTCGAGTTGGACTCAGACGTCTCGTCGAACACGTCCGAACCCACGACCGTCGACTCGGCTAACGCCGAGACCCTTCGCACGGCCGCGAAACCGTGGGAGTTCTGGTCGTTCAAGGTGCGCGCCGATCGCTCACCATACCCGTTCGAGTACGGCCCGGGATCGCTGATCGAGGTGGTCGTCACCAAGGACACGAAGGTGTCGGGTGGGTACATCCCACCCGGCACCTATAAGCGGAGGATCGCTGGCCTCTCCGGCGGCTTCGACGAATGGGTCACGATCACCTGCGGTGAGAACTACGACGCCTAGGAGGTGCCCTCGATGGACCCCGCTCCCGCGCCAGGAGGTGACCTCGGCGAACTAATTCGCGAGCTTCAGAGTCTGAAGAAGAAGGTCGGCGAGTTGGAGTCTCCGTCCGGCACGCAGAGATATCAGTCCGTGTCGAAGCTGTCCGCGCTGATCGACGATATCCAGGCGCAGCTGGACGACTACATCGCCAACCAGGCGTACACGAAATCGCAGGTCGACAACCGGATCGCGAACCCGCCCGCCGGCGTCAACGCGACCGGGAACGTCAGCGCCACAGGCGACGTCTCGGCTGGCTCAGCGCTCCGAGGCGTGAACCTCTACGCGACTGCCGCGCCGGGGTTCAATATCACGGGCACCCGCGTGGCGGCGTGGCTCGAGTCGGCGACCGGTCGGCTCGGGACGGCTTCATCGTCACGGCGATACAAGCAGGACTGGAGTATCGCCGACGTCGACCCCGACGCAGTGATGGGCGTCATGTCGTGGATTTTCCGCTACATCGAGCAGGTCGAGGAACTCGGCGACGACGCGGCGTGGGAGTACGGGTTTTTCGCGGAAGACCTGCATGACGCGGGCCTGTACCCGTGGGTCATCTACCGCGAGATTAACGGCAAGGTCGTCCCAGACGGCGTCAACTACCCAATGTTCGTGGTCGCGCAGCAGGTCGCACTCAGACACCTCGACGCTCGCACCCGCTCACAGCAAGACCAGATCGACGCGCTTACCGCTCGTCTCGATGCTCTCGACGGAGGCCACTCATGACCCTCACCCGAACACTGCCCACACAGAACCCGGCGGGCCTCCCGCTCGCCGACGAGCGCCGCATCTATGCGGGCATGCTCGTCCGCAACGCCGACGGCACCCCGCGCCACGGCATCCTGCCGGCGCATACGGGCGCTCTCGTCACCGGTCGTGCGGAGATGGCATACGACGTCGCACCCTTCGTCGCCGCGACCTCACGCTCCAACCCGGGAGCAGAGTTCGTCGCGAACGACGCGGTCACTCGTGTCGTGACGACACCTGCACCGGCATCGAACTCGCGAATCGACGTGATCTGGGTGCGCTCACAGTTCGCCCTCTTCAGCGACGCGAGCAATGACCCTGTACTCGGAGTCACGCAGGGCGTCGCCGCGCCCATCCCGACCAAGCCCTCGATCCCCGCAGGGGCGGAGGAACTCGGGACCGCAGTGATCCTCTCGACGGCGACGCAGACGTCGACCGCGGCGATCACCCCGACGCACGCCTTCACGGCAATGGCGGGCGGGTGTGTCTTCCTACGCAACCAGACCGAACAAGACGCGTTCACGCCGCAGGCGGGCACGATCGCGTGGCGCATCGATACACAGCAGCGACTCGTCTACATGCCGAACGCGACGACGCCGGGATGGTTCCACATCGGCGGAAAGCCCGCCGACGGCGGCGCGGTGACCATCTCCGCCGGAAGCGCCGGGTTCGCGGCAGGGACTCCCGCGCCGCTGCTCAAGATCCAGAACGGTCGCTACTACCTCGAGGGCACCTTCGTGAACTCCGTGGGAGCGACGTTCGGCGCGGGCTCCACATATGTCGTCGGATCGATCCCTGCATCCTCGGCTCCGCTGGTGGAGCGGCGTGTCCCGATCTCGACGAACGGGCCGATGGCCGTGTCGCTCATCATCGCGACGACCGGCGTGCTGTCCCTCGTCACCCACCAGGCATTCACCGGCACGGCTTCGTTCGTGCTGGATGGTGCGTCCTGGGCAGACAAGAAGCTCTGAACGGAGGAGCGATGAACGACCAACCGAGCCTGCATGTACCCGCGCCGGCTGAGATCCTCGGCGTCACCAGTACGCCCCTCACCGACGAGCAGGACATCGCGTACAACGTGCACTGCACGGCCGCGATCACCGAGCGTCTGCTCGAGCTCCGCGCCGCCGGGGCCGAACCGCCCCTGCTCCGCACGTTCTACCCCAACGACGACGAGCAGTCCGCGGACCTGGTGTCCCTCGACCGCGACGGGTGCGTCGTCGTCCTCGACCCAGGGAACCGATGATGCCCGCTGTGCTGTGGCCGAACGGATCGGCCAGCATCCCACCAGTCACGAGCGAGTTCAATCCCGCCCGGAAGAACCCCGTCACCGGGATCGTGCAACCTCACACCGGCATCGACCTCGTCGGATGGTCGACGATCCTCGCACCCGTCGACGGCGTCGTCACGTTCGCCGGATACAACGGCGGCGCCGGCAACGAGGTCCGCATCCGCGCCGACGGGGCGAACGCGTTCATCAAGGGGGACGTGTTCCGGATGCTCCACAACCGCGAACTCTGGGTGCGCACCGGCCAGCGGGTCACGCAGGGGCAGGGCGTCGCCGTGATGGGCACGACCGGCAACTCGACCGGCACCCACTGCCACTTCGAGACCCGCCCCGGCGGCGGCAGCGCGATCAACCCGCGCGACTACATGGCATCCCGCAACGCGTCGACATCCGGCGGCACGGGAACCCCGAGCACACCATCCATTCCTCAGACGGGAGACCCCCAGATGTTTCTGTTCTACGCCGGCGTGCTGAGCGCGTCGAACGCCTACCTCGCCACCTACGACGGCCGAACCCTGAAGGTCCGGCCGACGCAGGGCGTCGAGGCGAAAGCCCTGATTGCCGCGCTGCCGAGCATCCCTCGAGTGCAGCTGACCAGCGCCGAGGTCGTCGACCTGTGCGCCCAGGGAGGCTACGCCTATGACCGTAAGGCGGGGGTCGGCAGGGACGAGTCCGGCCGTGTCTACTCCCTCTGAACACGCAACCGGAGGGGACTCGCATGGACTGGTGGGTCACTCCACTTGTCACCCTGCTCGTCGCAGTCGTCGGCCTGTCGGGCGTGGCGCTGACGGTCTGGGCGACGCGTCGCGCGCAACAGCAGTCGCGGCTCGAGGCGGCGGAGAAGCGCGCCGACGTCAACGCACAGCGCGTGTTGAAGCTCATCAACTACTCCGCAAGGTTGCGGGACGCGATCTACCGAGGCGACAAGCCGCCTCCCGAGGAATGGCCGGAGGACATCTATGACTAGGTGGACGAAGCGGACGATCGGGATCGTCACGGCGATCGTCGTCGTCCAGATCATCACGATTGGCGGGGTCGTCGCTCTGGGCGTCGTCGCGCATGAGCAGTCGGAGCGAGCCATCCAGGCCGAGACAGCCGCTGCTGCTGAGGAGGAGCAACGCGACGCGGAAGCGGCCGAGCGAGCGGAGGCGATCGAAGCCCTGCGGGAGCAGGTGCTTGAGCTCGGCGAGGAGCCTGTCGTCGAGCCTGTCCCCGAGTCGACGAGTCCCACCGTCATCAACGGTAAAGACGGGAAAGACGCGCCGCCGCCGACGGCTGAGCAGATGCTCGCCGCCGTTCAGCAGTGCTTCGCCCTCGGCCTGTGCACGGCACCGAAAGGCGACAAGGGTGATACCGGCGACACCGGAGACCCCGGCGCTCCTGGCAGCGACTCCACCGTCCCCGGCCCCGCAGGAACCGGCATCCAGACCATCGAGTGCATGGACGACGGCACCTGGCGATTCACCATGACCGACGCCACCACCCGCGATATCCCCGGCCCGTGCCGAATCGTACCCACACCCACCACCGAACCTCCCGAAGGAGAACCGACACCATGACCAAGCTCACTAACATCGCCTGGTGGAAGGCAGCGGCGCTCCGCGGCCTGTACACCGCCGTAGCAATCGCACTCCCGTACGTCGGCGGCGCGCTCATCGCCGACATCGCCTGGCTCACCGCGGCATCCGCGGCCGTGCTCGGCTTCCTCGCCTCGATCGCGACGTCGCTAGCCGGCCTCCCCGAGACGGAGGGCGTCGACCTGCCATGGTGGCTCGCCGCCGTCGAACGTGTCGTGAAGACCTTCGCGCAGGCACTAGCTGCCGGTTTCCTCGGCGCGACGCTGCTCACCGATGTCGCATGGTCGACGGTCATCCAGGCCGCGGCAATCGCCGCGCTCACGTCGCTGCTCCGCCTCATTCTCGCGACCCTCCCCAACGATCCGACACCGCCGATCGAGATGGTTCAGACCATCGAAGGCACCTGGACCGTCGATCCGGATAGCAACCACTGACCCGGAAAGGGGACACCCATGACGATCGTGCGGATCTCTCTGCAGGAGACGAACCTCGGCGGGTTCAGTCCTGTGGAGTCCGGTGTCATCGACGCGACCTACTGGGCAGGGGATGAGCCCTTCAAGGAGGTGGTGGGGGACCAGGTGCGGTTCCCGAAGACCCTGACCGCAGAGACGACCGGAGACCTCGCCTCGATGGACATGGTTCCCACGGCCGGCGCGTGCTGCGTGAAGTGGATGATCCGGATCACGCGGGGAGGGGCATACCTGACCCGGTTCACGGAGATCCCTGACGTGCCGACGGTGGTGTTCGGTGACCTGGTCGACGTGGACCCGACGACGTTCGAACCTTCTGTGGAGGGGAAGGCGGCGTGGGATGCGGCCGTGGAGGCAGCGCAGTCGGCTGTGGCAGGTGCGGTGGCGGCGAAGGATGCCGCGCGGGTGTCTGCGGAGGCAGCGGGGGACGCGGCGGATGCTGCGGTTCCTGCTGCTTCGGAGGCGGTATCGGCACGAGACGAAGCCGTGGCGGCCGCCGTCGCCCTGTCCGGGGCTGTCGGAGCCGTTGACGGGTTGAAGACGCTCACGACGACAGGGCGACTCGCGGACACTGCTCTCAACGCGAAGATCCAGAACCGGCAGCCGAAGCTCTACTCGTCCAACCCTGGCGGGTTTCGGCAGATCCCGGTGGTGATGCTGCATAACCTGGTCAGCCTCGCCGATGCGCAGGGGCGGCTCAAGGACTACGTCTCCTGGGGGTATCAGGGGATCTTCTTCTCGGAGCTCGTCAACTACCTCCGCACCGGCGATTCATCCCAGCTTCCCGAGAAGCCCATCTGCATCACCGTGGATGATGGCGGGCTGTCCAACTACAGCTACCTGTTCCCGGCGCTCGTCGAGTACGGCATGAAGGCGACGTTCTTCATCGTCCCGGCCTGGGTCAACGGTGACATCACGACCCCCGCGAACGGGGGATCGTTTCTCGAAGCGTCACCCTTCACATGGGCGAACGCGCGTGAGATGTTCGCGTCCGGGAAGATCGAGTATCAGTCGCACACCCTGAAGCACGGCTCCATGCGGCTGCTCTCCGGGCCGGGGGAGTTCAACGGCAACGGCGAGGGCGCCGGCGCGGACTATCTCGCGTGCAAGACGATGGTCGAAGCCAACGTCCCGGGGGCGGTCGTGACCGCCTCTGCCGCCCCGTACGGCGTCATCAATGAGACGGCGCTCGCATCCCTCGCATCCGTGGGGTGCACCGGCCAGCGGATCACCGCGACCGGGCTCGACGCAACGGGCGTGTACGACGGCTCTGGCGCGTTCGCGTTCGCGACACCGCAGACCGACCCGCTGCGTGTGCCCGTCACCGATGCGGCTTCCTCGCAGTACCTGCGGAGGGCGAACAAGTTCGGTGAAGCAGACGCCGATGGCAACCAGTTCCAGAACGGGAAGGCGAAGGCGACACAGCGGGGCGTCACGCTCCCCGCGGGTTGGACGCAACCCACCGTCACACTGCCGCAGGCGATCGGCACCGGACCCGTCTTCCGCGGGTTCGGAGTCGCCGCGGACACCCCGATGTTTCACACCGACATGATCCCTGTAGGGCTCTACGGCGCGTTCTCTGTCGACTGGTGGGTGCAGGCAACAAGTTGCCCCACGAACGGCGTGCGGTGCATCGTCGAGGGGTATACGAACCCGGCCGACGCGACCCCGGCGATGACATGGACCGATCAGGACTCGAACACCTCGTGGAAGCGGAAGCGCTGGAACTTCACAGGGCATCAATCCGTCGCATGGATCAAGGTCTCCTTCGAGGTGGCTGGCGCTACCGCGTCGTGTGAGATCCTCCTGTGGGACATCCGCGTCCGTCGAACTCGCAGCGCCTACGGCTCCCTCATGTAGCAAGAGAACCCCCGCATTCAGCCTTCCCCGGGCTGGGTGCGGGGGTTCTTCGTCGTTTCTGGGCACGTCGCCGTGCGCAGGCCCACTCCTCAACGAGCATGCACCGCCATCCAGGCGGTATCTCCATGCACCTACAGGAGAGGAACCCTCGTGGACATCATCATCAGCATCGACATGGTCAGCATCGACGTCGCGTCGACGATCGCGCTTAGTCTCGCCCTTACGGCCGCCGCACGGATAGGAGCTGCCACACCTCGGGTACCTTCGCGCGCATGGCGTCCATGTCTTCGGCTTCGATCTCGCGGACGTCGTCGCGCCGATCGAACGTCCCGGTCGTCTCGATGAGCGCGGCGCCCTTCACCATCTCGGCGGGCGCGTTCACGAGCTCGTACCCGTCGGGCGTTGCGCCTCAAGCTGCGTCTGCACGTCTTCGAGAGACGTGCCGGTGACCGCGGTCGACGTGGTGCCGCGAGGGCGAATCATTCCGATGAGCATGACGTCCAGCCTAGGAGACGGGCTCGAGCAGGGTCGGGTCGTCGCGGTCGACGGTGCGGGAGTTGTTGACCTTCGTGTCGACGATGTGCTCGCGGATGGTGGAGGCGACGTCGGCGGAGGTGTGGTCGAGCATCGCGAGGGTGTCGATCTTCGCCTGACCGGTGAGCTTCTCCGGGTCGAGCCACTGCTCCCACGTATCCGGGGTGAGGAACGCCGGCATCCGGTCGTGCACCTCACCGGACGCGTCACGGGCGGCGCGGGTGATGACGACGAAGCACCGCGACCGCTCGCCGCTCGGGAGCTCCATCGACCAGGTCAGGCCGGCCGCGGCCAGCAGACCGTCGCCGTGGAGGAAGTGCGGTGTCTTCGGCGTCTTCTCTCCGGTCCACTCGAAGTAGCCGCGCATTGGGACGATGCACCGGGCAGCCGAGAACGCCGGCGCCCAGAACCCTGTCGCGAGCTTCTCCATCCGGGCGTTGATGATCGGCGCACCCTTGGGCCGGTTCGCGGGCTTCTGCCAGTCCCACCGCACGAGCTCGAGGATGCGCCCCTCGCCGCGGTCGCGGACGATCACGGCATCCTCGGTCGGGGCGATCGAGTACGCGCCGTGGAAGTCCTTCCACCAGTCTTCCGGGTGGCCGCCGTCGGCGACGTACTCCCGGATCAGCTCGTCGGTTTTGGCATCCATCGCGAATCGTCCGCACATGCGAGCGACCTTACGCCGACGTGCCGACGTCGTCGACCGTGACCGCGTTGCCCCACACCCAGCAGCGGTATCTGTCGTTCTCGCAGCGGAACTCGATGCCGGCGGCGAGGGGCGTCGATCTGATGAGCTTCGCGTCCACGCGGATCGACTCGGGACCGAACCGCACCCATGCGCGCACGCGGCGCTGCAGGGCGTGCGGGTAGATCGTCAGCGGCTGTTCGCTCAGGTTCAGCTCACGGTCGGTGAGCGACTGCAGCGGGCCGTGCTTCGCGGCCGCGCGGATCGATGACCACTGTGACTGCATGTCGAGCATCGCCGCGCGCAGAGGGCCAGGGTTCCCCATGCCGGCATTCCTTCCTCCGGCCGAGGAGACGAGTCTATGTCGCGACGCCGACGTCAGAGATCGTGGATATCGGGGCCGTCGAACTCGGGCGGGATCACGACGTCCTGCGCCTGTTGAACGTGGCCGCAGTGCGGGCACTCCCACCCGCCAGGGATATCGCGCAT